CGGCATGAACCTCTCCCGCTGGCTGGAAGAGCAGGATCCGAGCGCCGAGTACAGCGACGGCCTCGACGCCTTCGAGCGGCAGCTCGCCCTGCATGGCATCACCACCACCACCAACCGGGAGCGCGGCTTCTACGCCGATCGCTTCGAGAAGTTCGAGGAGGTCGGTGAAGCCGGCCGCGCCCTCCAGATCGAGTGGATGGCCCGCCAGTACCGCAAGGTCGCCGGCATGACCCGCAGCATGTTCAGCTCGGACGGCTCAGCGGTCGGCACGATCATGCGGCCGTACGTCGACGCCGCCCAGGCTCGCTACGCACAGATGTCGCCGGCGATTCCGCTGGCGGAGCTGATCGCCCTCCACACCCAGATCGATTCCAACGTCTACCGGGCGCTCTACCTCAACGACGACGAGAAGGAGTACCGGATGGTCCGGGTCGGTGAGGCCGCGGAAATCCCGGGCGCGACGCTGACCGAGGGCGAACGGCCGATCGATCTCTTCAAGTACGGCCGCAAGCTCAAGATCAGCTACGAGGCCCTGCGCCGCGTCCCGATCGACACCGTCGCCTTCTACATCGCGCGCATGGCGATCCAGGCCGAGGTCGACAAGGTCAAGACCGTGCTCGACGTGATCGTCAACGGCGATGGGAACATCGGCACCGCCGCCCAGGTCATCAAGCTCTCCGACCTTGACGGCAGCGCCACGCTCGGCACGCTGACCCTCAAGGGCTGGCTCGCCTTCAAGATGAAGTTCCGCAATCCCTACGCCCTGACCCACGAGCTGGCGCGGGAGGACGCGGTGCTCCAGCAGCTCCTCCTGACCACTGGCAGCGCCAATGTGCCGGTCTTGACTCTGGCGGGGGCGGCGCACTTTGGCGGCTTCACCCCGATCAACCCGGCGCTTGGCGACAATGTGCGTTACGGCATCACCGACGATGCCCCGGCGGGCAAGGTGGTTGGCATCGACGCCCGCTACGCCATCGAGCAGGTCAGCGAGATCGGGGGCACCGTCCAGGAGTCAATGCGCTGGATCACCAACCAGACGCAGGATCTGGTCTTCACCGAAGTCGAGGGATACGCGGTCATCGACAACAAGGCGGCCAAGATCCTCGATCTCGCCAGCTAGTCCACCACTTGATGCGATCACCGACCGGGCGGACGGTGGCCGGGACCGGACACGACGGGGAGGGGCGGCGCTCGCGAACTGAGCGCCGCCCCCTTCTGAAATAAAGGGGACACGATGAGCACGTCGATCAGCAAGATGACCCGCGAAGAGCTGGAGGCCGAGGCGACCCGGCTTGGCATCGAGGGGGCGGAGCAGATTCCGACCATCAAGGAGCTGCGGAGCCTGGTTGCCGCGTACGCCGAGCAGGCGGGCGACACATCCGCAGATGACGAGCGCGGCCCGGATGTCTCGGGAAGCCCGCAGGGCGACGAATCGAACCGTTCAAATGTGGGAAGAGGGGAGGGCGAGACGCAGGCGCCTGCGACGTCCCCGGGGTTCACCGCGCGCGGGACGGACGAGCTCCCCGATGTGCCAGAGGGCTGCGTGATCGTCTCCGGGCTGGGACCGACCGACCGCTGCGCCTTCTTCGAGCAGGAGCGCCGCCACCCGCACGGCGAGGTGTTCGTGCAGGGCGGCGAATGCGCCATCGCCTATCCAACGTCACGGCTGATGCGGCAGATCGGCCGCACGCTCTCGCTGGTCGAGCTGGCCGGTGCTGGGGAGGGGTAACGGAGGTCGCCCGTGACGGTCCTCGATCCCGAGCTGATCACCTCGATCCGCACCCTCATCGGCGTGAGTGAGGCGGTGCTGCCCGACGCGATGCTGGCCGATCCGCTGCTCGGTGGCGCGGCCGAGCAGCAGGTTCACCTCCAGATTGGCGAGCCAAGCTACTCGCAACGGCCACCGGCCGAGCAGGCGATCATCCGCACCGCCGTCGCCTACCGCACCGCCGCCGCCGCGCTGGAAACCGGCCCGGTCCGCGACGCCCTCTCGACCCAGAGCGAGCAGTTCTCGCAGCAGTACACAGTCCGCCGCACCGCTCCCGACATCAGCGCCTGGGCGGCCCGGCTCCGCCTCCAGGCCGACGACAGCCTGGCCCCGCTGCTAGTTCGCGCCGGCGCTACGCTGTTCAGCCTGGCGCCGGGGAGGCGGGGACGATGAGCCTGAACAGAGGTCTCGACGCCGCCCGAGCCCGGCTGCTTGCTTATATGACGGCGGCCGGAGCACGGGCCACGATTCGCCGCAAGGTAATCATCTACGGCGAGGAGGGGCTGCCGCTCGGCGACTCGTGGCAGACCATCGCCACGGACGTGCCGGTTCTGGTGGAGACCCGCCGCTCGGCCGCCGGCCGCATCGACTCACAGACTGCGACCGCCGACGACACCCATCACCGCGAGCTGACCCTGCCTCATGACACCGATCTCCGGGCCGGCGACCGCCTGACCGTCACCGCCCCCCAGGGCACCGGTATCGACCCGGACCAGGTGCTGACCATCTCGGCGGTCGACATGCACTCCCTGGCGCCGGCGCTGGCCGCCACCGGCACCATCGAAGAGAACGCGGTCGAGCCATACCCGGTCATCATTGAGCGCTGGGACGAGACAGCCGGGGAGTACGTCGTCATCCTGCGCCAGCGGGCCCAGGTCGTGGTCAACCGGCCGGGATCCGGGGTCGCGCAGCGGGGCGCGGCGGGTGCCCGCGAGGCCGGCACCCTCATCTTCGACCCGGCCCCAGACGTCGCGCTCAGCCCCGGCGATAGCCTGCTCGGCGTCCCCTGGGCCAGTGGAGCGACGCTGACGCGGATCTTTCCGGTTGTTGGCAGCCGGCTGGAGGTCGCCTTCGCCTACATCCTCGGGGGCGGCTGATGGCGCGGGGCAAGGTCCAGATCGCCTGGGCCTCCTCCCCTGACCAGCTTGCCAGCCCACTCGACGACTGGTGGCTGCGGATCGAGGAGCGGCTGGCCGAGGAGCTGGAGCGGGTCGGCCAGCAGATGGTCGCCTACGCCCGGGGGACCCACCCCTGGACCAACCGGACCGGTCAGGCTGAGGCCGAGCTGCACTTCCGGCTGGAGATGGGCGACGGCTTCACCCTGACCGTCGCCCACGGCGCTCCCCACGGCGTCTACCTGGAGCACCGCTGGGCGGGACGCTGGGGCGTGATCCCGCAGAGCCTGACCTACGGCTACCCGCTTGCCGCCCAGGCGGTCCGCAACGCGCTGAAGGGATAGCATGATGTCGATACCGACCTTCCAGAACGAGATCGCCGGCTTGCTGCGGTCCGACCCTGCCCTCACGGCGCTGCTGCCGGGCGGGGTCTGGATCCGTCGCATCAAGCCCAACGACGGCACCGCCGAAGCGCCGACCCCCGGCTCGACCCCCGCCGCGTTCGACCACGCCGGCCGGATCAAGCGCTGCGCCGCCGTGCTCAACGGCACCGGAGCGGTGGTGAATCCGCTCGGACCCGAGGCCGCCTTCTACGCCTTTCCCGAGATCTGGCTCCGCTGCCTGCCCCACGAGTCGGAAAAGCAGAAGCTGGAGGAGGCCGCCCAGCGGATCATCGCCATCATCCGCACGGCCGGCCGGGTCTCCACGCCAGGCGGCACGGCGACGATCCTGACCGTGGCGGCGCGGATGATGCCGGACGACGACCCCGACCTGCCGCCGGCCGTGGTAGACATGATTCGAGTCCAGGCGGATGGCGTGTGGAGGATCACGGAATGAGCGAGGCAACGGCACAGCCGATCCGGCCCTTCTCGGCCAAGCGGATCAAGGAGCTGACCACGGCGATCTGCCAGCATGGCCTGATGATCCCCGAGGGCTACACCTTCGATCCCCGCGCTGATCCGCCCCTCTTCCCGACGCCGGAACCTGCGGTAGCCAGTGCGCTACCAATCGATGCCGATCAGCGTACGTCGCCGCCGTGCCCGAATTGCGACGGCACCTGCGCTGGCGTCTGCGATCCGGCCGGGGACGATCCGGAGGGCAGCGCACCGTGAGCCCGCCCTCGACCATGACAAAGTGGCAGGACCGCCCGAGCAACGCCCCGCTGGTCGATGGCGAGCGGCTGCCCCCGCCGCCGAACGACCATGTCTGGGTGGAGTGGGTGGGCGAGGCCAGCCCGCTCGACTCGCCGGTCGTCCGCTACCGGCTCCTGACCGGCCAGTACACGGCCGAGCAGCAGGCGGTGATCCGCCGGCTGATGGAGGTCCGGATCGCCCGCACCCACCGCCACACCCGGACCATCCGACGCGGCAATGGGCTGGGGCAGATCCCGACCCTGGGGGTCGAGTTCGTCCGCTTCGGCCCCGACCAGCGGAAGCGGCCGGGCGAGCCGGGGTGCTTCATCCAGGCGATCCCCTTCCGGGCCGCCGATGCCGTCAAGGCGAGCGAGTCGGGGCACGAGTTTGTGATCCACCAGGAGCGGGACGGCGAGCAGCAGAGCCACCTCCGCCTGCCGGACGGCACGGTCCGGATCGTCTCGGAGGAGACCTTCCAGGACTTCCGCGGCTTCCGGAGAGCGATGGGATGGTAGGCGAGTTCGATCCCGCATTCAGCGAGCTGCCGCCCTCGGTCCGCCAGGAGATCGTGATCGGCTGCGCCGGCCATCGCCACGTCATCACGATGATCAGCCGGCGCTTTGTCCGCTGGCGCTGCACCCAGAAACGGTGCCGCCAGCCGGGACACAAAACCTTC